TTGGTGGGCTGTATTAAGGGCTATGTTTGTTCTGGTTATTAATTCTCCTAAATTGTTTTCATTTGCGGTTGTCAGATCGTTATATACTTTTTCGGCGTTTTCTCTGGTTTCATCTATGCCTTCTGCGCTCCATTTATGATACCAGAGTGGAAATACTAGTTTTTCGTACATTTCAGTTAAAACGTTAATAAAATATCCATTTATAACAAGAGCGTCTACGAAAGATTTTTGGTCAGGTATAATATCGGATATAGGAAGATCATCAACTGTTAGATTATCTATAGATTGTTCAGCTTCTTCATCTGTTTTAAAACCATAAGTTTGTTTATATTCTTCTGGATTTTCCTCATATTGTTCTCTTCTGTAATCTTGTTCTGATGTAAGATATGTTAATTCTATGAAAGCTTTAAACTCAGGAAAATCGTTAATATGTTTTTCAATTTCATTAATCATATAAGTAAATGTTCTATCACCTGAATTTGTTCTGTATGTTGGACTTTGGTATCCCATTGGTTGTTGTCTCATATGTGCTGGAGCATATCGCGCATATTCTGACATCATATAATCAAACATTTCTTCGTCTGTAATACCTTCGGGTAAATCTTTTACTCTTGCTGTAGCCCATTGATTAGGGTTTAGGATAGCATGAGATTCTAACCATTTTGCTAATGTTTGTTCCATTATGTTTTTTATATATTTGGTAGCATATTTAAGATTGACTTCAACATTACGAATCATATTTTCTAATCTTCGTGGATTACCTTTTATATCGCCTTTACGCAATTGTGCAAGTTTATATTCAAGTTCATACATGGCTTGTAGGTAATAGCGAAAAGGATCGTTATCTGGACTGTCGAAATCTAGATTTACATCCCAAATAGCCTCTAATAAAACCTGTTCATATATTTTCTGGAAGATGTTCATATTAATTATTTATTGAAATCGCACATATAACAATTAAATAGTTACATGGAAAACAATCTTGGTGAATATTATTTAAAGAATCCAGCCTTGCCCACTGAAAATGCTAAGTTCGAATGGACTCCGCAAATGGTGGACGATTTGAAAAAGGCTAAGAAGGATATAATCTTTTTTGCTGAAAACTATTTCTGGATAGTTAATGTTGATAGAGGTAAGGAAATTATCAAGCCTTATAAAGCTCAAAAAAGAATCCTAAAATCGATGGTAAAGAATAAGAGACTTGTGTTGTTGTCAAGCCGTCAAGCTGGTAAGACCACAATGATAACCATTTTTGCTATGTGGTTTACATGTTTCAATAAAGACAAAACAATCTTAATTGTAGCCAACAAGGAAAAAACTGCCATTGAAATCTTAGGCAGAATTAGAACCGCTTATGAATTGTTGCCAAACTGGATTAAGCCGGGTGTCAAAGACTATTCGAAAACCAATATACAGTTTGCAAACGATAGCAGAATTTTCGTAACAACCACAGCATCTACCGCTGGCCGTTCCGCATCCATTGGTGTATTGCTTATTGATGAAGCTGCACACATCGACAAGTTTAAGGAAGAGGAATTCTTCAAGTCTGTAATGCCTGTAGTATCGTCTTCAAAAGAAGCTAAGATTTTCATGATCAGTACCGCAAATGGTACATCAAATCACTTTTATCAAATCTATACGGGCGCGGAAAGAAACGATAACGGTTGGAAGTCTGAAACGATACACTGGACAGAGGTACCAGGTCGTGATGAAGTGTGGAAGCGCAAGGCAATGGCTGACTTAGGTTCAGAGGACGCTTTTGAACAGGAATACGGTAATAGGTTTATTGAAACGGGTGAAACAGCCGTTGATAAAGATATTATTGCTAATTTCAGACAAATGGCTCACCATCCAGAAATATTAAGCACCCCCGAATATAAGGTGTGGGAGAAACCCGATCCTAAAGCGATATATGTCATGGGTGTAGACGTATCAGATGGTGTGGGTGGTGCAGCATCTTGTGTTCAAGGATTGAATGTAACAGACTTAACAAACATCAAGCAGGCGTTTACCTATTGGAATAAGTTCATCGACACGGCACACTTTTCCAAAGAAATATTTGATATTGCCAAACAGTGGGGTTTACCACCGATAGCCATTGAAAGAAACTCAATGGGTGGTGAAGTGGTTAACTTCTTGAGTAATCGACCTTATAACTATGAACGTCTGGTTTCATATAGTTCTGATAAAACGGTTGACTATGAAAAGGGTGGTATATATTCATCAACCAATGTTAAGTATGAAGGTGTTTCCAATTTTAGGTATTGGCTAAACTCATTAAGAGCGGTAAACATTTATGATATGGCCACTATTCAGGAGTTGGAAACGTTTGTAAAATATCCGAACGGTACGTGGCATAAGCAACCCGGTGAAGGCTTATTAGACGATAGAGTAATGTCCTTGATCTGGGCATTGTTTATTTTACACACTCCAATTGCAGAAGGACTGTTTGAAATTATAAAATACGATGAACGTGGTAAACCGTTAAAGATTAAGAAGAACTATTACGATGATGATGTGTTCTATAGTTTAAAACAGTATAGACATGACTATGGTGAAGATGATTTTGTGCCTGCTTTCCTTGGTAGAAAATCTAGTTATGATGATCGGGGTGATGGACCCGAAATGGAAGATTTGATGATGGACGGTTGGAAACTTTTAAGTAATATATAACATTCGTTTATTAATTTTACGATGTTCTTCAATTTGAATAATAGATTATGTTCTTTTTCTTATCGCATTTTTTACAAATATATGCATATCCGTCAGGTCGGCTTTGATCTTTGTAAAAATTATTAATTGGTAATAATTGATGACATTTTTGACAATGTTTCGTTGGATTCATGATATCACTCCTTAAATATAACTATGCAGGACAGCAGGTAAATCACTCCACCTGTTTCAAAGAAGCAACTAACTTCTTTGATTACTGCTATAATTATTTAGTAAAGTTAGATTTAATACTAGAGTTCAGTAATGATTCACTAATATCTAGAGTAAATCAATTAACGGTTGATTAACATTTAATGTTGGCATTTGCTTTTTAATAAACGCTATTTTATCGTTTGCCCCTGTTTGGTCAAATTTTGAAATAGCACCTTTAAGGGTTACATTAGATGGCAACCCATATTTACTTGGGTTTGTAGCGTATTTAACAAACTGTTTTTCAACGGCTTTAGGTACTTCATCAGGATTCTTCAAAAAGATAAAATTCTTCCTATCAGAAGGTTTTTTCGCGTTTCTATCTATTTTAAATCCATGTATAGTAGTCCACTTACCTATTTCTGGCGAAGTAATTTTAAACGGTGTTTGTCCTCTGACCAATCCTTCATGTTGAACAATTAACTTGATAAGATCGCTTAAATTAACGGACGGTTGGACTTGGGTTTTGGTGTCCTGTGGTTGTTCTGCTTGTGCTAATGGTGATAACATGGTTGCTCCCCCTATTAATCCTGCTGCTAATATGTCAGAGAATTTTTCTTCTATGTTTTTGTTTTCGCCTAATGTATATTGTTTAAATGTTTTCATAGTGTTATTTACTCGCTTCTACAATCATATCATGGGTAAGTGGATATGTTTTGATTATATCGGTTTTGGGTATGGCTGTTATTCTTTTCCACCATTTACCTTTATTACTTGCTTGTGATAATGGATCAGCGGTGTCTATTTCCCAACCATCACTTTTTTTCAGTTCTACTATGCTAATATTCCCCGACCCCAATTTCCTGTTTAAAATCCAATCCATTCTACTGCCCCATCTAATTGCGTCCCTTATATGATCGAACACAAAAATATTACCATTCCCGTATCTTTTTCCTGTTCCAGCAACAACCCAATTACTTTTTTGTAATGGTAGTAATCCCTTTTTCACGATAGATGGTAAACTGGTGGTTAATGTTATGTGGTAAAATGTATCGCTGGATTTGTTTATGTTTTCTTTTAATGCTCCTTCTAACTGTTTAAACGGCGCATAAAAAACTTTTCCATTTGCAAGTTTGACTGTTCCACTAAGTAAATCTCTAACAGCTAAAAATTCTGAAATAGAGAGCACGTTTTCAGAAGATTTGCCACCGTGTTGATATACGACCTGTCCCTTTTGGTCAACCCAAGTTGATTTCCTTGGTACACGTTCTTCACCTTTTGCATAATATTCTCTGATATATGTTTTAAACGGTTTCATCCATGCCTCATGTAATATTTATTCATGTTTGGAATTTGTTCAAATCCTAATTTACGATAAAATTCTATCAGTTGATCATCTTTCAAAGGTTCGTCCTTATATGCTGAAACTCTTATGTTAATTGGTCTTTTATATTTATTGATAACCGATTGTATCAGCTTCTTGGCTAATCCTTGGTTTCTGTGTTCTGGATCAACATATACTGCTGATATCCAAGCTGATCCATCTTGTTGTATGCTTGTTTTAACGTGAGCAATTTCTTTTCCGTCTTTTTTAATAACAAACTTTTCGTTTATTCCACCAACAGCGTTTTTAGTGGACTCGATTTCTATTTCAGACTCTTTGATAAATTGTTTAAAAGGTTTCATATTCATTAAATATTTAAGAGAATAGGATGTGTTATGAGCGATATGATTCCCCAAACCGTTTTGAACAAGTCTAGACAAGACAAGTTTTTACTTGTCATTGATACTCCTAAAGTTTTGAAAGATTATCAAACTAGTAGCGCAAGGTCAAATACTCTTTTAAATAGGGATAAGATGCAGTTTTCGGTAATAGGGTTGAACTTACCTCAACACAACATACCTGCCGCTCCAGTGCCTTTTATGGGTCAAACAACGCATGTTACTGGACAAACTAGAGATGCTTATCCACCCGCCAAGGTATCTTTTACCATAGATAACAATTTTGACAACTATTGGTTTATATGGAAATGGTTATATATCTTGAACCACCCAAGGGAAAGCGGCATGGATGGATATTTTGCAGAATTCAAACAATTGAGAAATAGTGTGCTTGATCCTATCAGAAATATTGGTAATAACCAAATTAAAAAATCGACACTCAAACCCATTACCTTTAGAGAAATAAAAATGGTACACGATTACACAGATTATCAAACCACGATAAGTTTAGTAGGTATCAGAGAATATAATGAAAAAATTATACAATTTGACTACTATAACGCCAGAGAAACAAACGAATTAGGGTGTTCATTTGACTTTTCGTTTGGCCAAATCGATATCAAACTGCTTGATCCTGATTAAAATGAGAATACCGATAAATTGTATCGGAGAATAATAAATAATTAAAAGAGTACAGATTTTTTTGATTACTTTAAGGAGTATATAATATGCAAAGAACTATTGAAAGCCCCGGAGTTGAGATAAATGAAGTAGATTTGAGTCTTCGTACTGTCACACCCGTTGGAACCAAAACATTGGTACACGGTTTTGCTGCACAGGGACCAGCAAACGAATTAATAAACATTTCGTCAAAAGAAGAATTAGATCAAATTTTCTTCGGTGGTGGTGGACCAACCAACGCTGCTGAGAGATATTTTTATAGTTCTTGCAGAGAAATTTTAAATTCACCAGCAACCCTTATGGTTACAAGATTGCCTTATGGTTCTGGTGGTGGAACAGGATTTAGTGGAGAATATCAGGCACTTGCTTACCCAATAGTTGGTGGCAGTTCTACATATGCTTCTTCTACTAGTGTAAACGTTGGGGAACCTGTTGTTGTTCCTTTAACAGAGACTCAGTACTACGATATTAAATCTGGTTTGGTTACTTGGAGTGTAAGCGGTGGTACAGTATCTGATTTCGCAAGTATTGGAAACGCTGGTTTTATCATCGTAAACGACGCAAAATCAACCATTAATGAAAAGTATGAAGGTTATTATGTTGCTCTTGCTGATAACAGCGTATTGAATTTAAGTGGTTTCCAATCTGTCTCGTCTGTTAATACATTGGGTAGCGGTAACGCATTACAAGATATGAGCAGCAGTTTGCTTGGATTCTATCTAACAGGTACAGACACTGAACAACAGAACAGCATGTCTGAAATTGTTGAAACATCATATAATTATGATTTTACAAACGCAGCATATAATGATTCGTTAATACTTTATCTTTTCAGACTTCGTACCTCAAATTACGAATCTGATCCTGATAAACTTTATTTCGCCAACGTAGAAAAATACATTGGTTCGTTAGAGTCAAACGATCAAAGACCAAATGAAGTCAACGGTCAGATGGCAAGTTTCTATCTGATGGATAGAGTTAATAACAACTCAAACTATATTCAAATGTTTGTTAATACCAACTTGGCTAACAAGGCAACAATTGGTAACGTTGTGAACACAAGCAAGGAATTATACCCTGTTGGTTCATATACGCCTTGCAAAGCTAGTAGCACGTTGAAACATATCGGTAATGTTCCAGAAAAGATTGAAAGAGCATTAACCTTGGCTGAAAGCACTCAGTCTATGGATATCGATATTGTTATTGGTGGTGGTCTTGAAACCGTTTGGGCGTATGTAGAAGCCGCAGATGGAGTAGCAGAATTTGATGATACAGCAAATGTATCAACAGGTTTAACCGCTCTTTCAAACGCAACTACAGGTGCGTCTAGCGATTTTGCTATGGCCCACAAGAGAATCTTCGACCTATATAACAACTTCTGTTCTAATATAAGAAAAGATTGTGTACATTACTCTGACCCATTGAGATGCGTATTTGTACAAGGTGAAAAAGCCAAGACGCTTGATCGTAGTGATAAGAACTTTACATCAAACATTCTTGTGCCTATGAAGAACCTTTATAGTGCCGCAAACTCAAACTACGCAGCAACATATGCAAACTGGGTTAGTATCTATGATAACAACAGCAACAAGTATATTTGGATGCCATTCTCAGCGTGGCAGGCAGCTATCACCGCTCGTATGGATGCAAGATTGCAGCCTTGGTATGCTCCATTCGGTTTGAATAATGGACTTATCCCAAACATTACCGATATTGCATTCAAGCCTAACCAGAAACAGCAAGATGCGCTATATCGTGTTGGTATCAACCCTGTTGTATACTTCCAAGGTGATGGTTACGTTGTTTGGGGTCAGAAGACCTTGCAAGCTAAACCATCGGCGTTTGATAGATTGAACGTTAGAAGATTGTTCTTAGTACTTGAAAGATCGACTATGAAGATTTTGAGATACTATGTTGGTGAGCCAAACACAATCTTCACCAGAACCCGTGTAAACAACGTGTTGAAGCCAATCTTTGATTTGGCTAAGAATAATGAAGGTTGTTATGATTACATGGTCGTATGCGACGAGCGTAATAATACACCTACAGTTATTGATAACAATGAAATGAAGGTTGATATTTATATCAAGCCTGTTCGTACAGCCGAATTCATACTGGTTACGTTCTACGCAACTCGTACTGATCAGGACTTCAACGAATTGGTTGGTTAATTAATTAATGAATAAAACTCACTTGAAAAATAGTGAGTTTTATTGTATAATTTATGGTATTATAGAATTTTATGAACACACAAATATGTATAAAATGTAAACTTGAAAAAGAATTATCGGAGTTTTATTATCGTAATGACACTAAAACATATAGAAAAAAATGTAAAAAATGTCATCAGAATAAAGAATATCAAAAACAATATAAAATTGATCATTTAGAGGATCAAAAAAAGTATCATTTACAATATTATGTAAAAAATAAAGATAAAATCTTACATACATCGAAAATACAGTATCAAAAAAATAAAGAATATTATGAAGAATATAGAAAAATTTGGTATCAAAAAAATAAAGAAAAACATTCAAACACTAATAAACGATGGTATATTAATCATAAAAAAGATATTAATAAAAAACAACGTAAAAAACGTAATTTTGATATAAATTATAAAATACTAGTTAATTTAAGACGAAGATTACATCATGCAATATATTCTAAAAATATTAATAAAATATATCATACAATAGAATTATTGGGGTGTACTATCGATGAATTAAAACAACACTTAGAAAAACAGTTTAAAGAAGGAATGTCGTGGGATAATTATGGTAAAAATGGTTGGAATATAGATCATATAATTCCATGTGCTGTTTTTGATTTCTCAGACCCTGTTGAACAAAAACAATGTTTTCACTATTCAAATTTACAACCTTTGTGGTGGTTGGATAATATTCAAAAAAGCAATAAAATTGTTCGTTAAACACTAAATAATTAAAATGGTTCACAATAGGAGATAACATATGTCTATATTAAAGTTTTATGATGTTGCAAAACAACGTGAGTTTGCTAGAGATTTCCAATTCAGAGTATTATCACTTGGACCGTTAACTACGGACGATCTGGTATATCTTCGTACAGCAAATTTACCTGGTAAAGAAATAAACAACCAAGCTGTACCTTATATGGGCCTTGACTTCAACGTACCGGGATCTGTTAAATATACAGGTTCTTCTGATTGGGCTGTACAGTTCCTTGCTGATGAAGCTCAAAATATTCGTTCGAAGTTGGAAGCGTGGATGAGTGAAATTTTTGATATAGAAACATCAAGCGGTAAGTATGGTGTTCCTGCGGAAGAAGCAACTCTTGATCTTTTAGACAAAGAGTTTAAAACTATCCGTCGTTATAATCTGGTTGGTGTTTATCTTAGAACTATAGACCCATTAGCTTATGATATCAAGGGCAGTGGTAAACCACAGGAGTTTGGTGCTAATATTGCATACCAATATTGGCGTCAGGTATCCCTATAATTGTTTCCATCAAGAAAAAGTAACGTTGTATAAACCTTACTCTTTTTTGTTTCTAGATATATCTTGATATTTTACTAAATATTTCAAAGGTATATTATGGCCACTGATTTTACTAATTTGTATAATGCTTTCTATTCTTCTTTCCTAACAACCGCTAACTCGTTGCCTATTAATAGTTTGTGGGTTGTTAAGATTAGCGATATACCCACATATAATTCTACCGTAAAAACAAAAGAAGTTTGGGATATTGAAAAAACAAGCAGCAAAGCAGAAACCGTAAATTCTAACACAAAGGGGTTAATTATAGCAACTGGAGTAAAGGTTGTGGGTGACTCCATAGATGTGGTTAGAGATGGCATTAAAAACACGGGTCACATACAAGGATTGATTGGTAACGGTAGAACAGCTTTTCCTTTATTGAATGTTGCCTTTGTTGAAAACAATGTATCCTTTGTTGACTATGTTTTAAGACCATGGCAAGTAGCCGTTGCATATAATAGCTTAAAAGATCAAACTCTCAAAACAACATTGGATGTTTGGTTCTTGGCAAAAACAGGTCCAAACAATCCATTGGTAGAAAGAAAGCATGTTAAGTATTATGGTTGCTGTCCTGTCAGCATAGATGAACAAGAGTATAACTATTCTGGTTCAGATATGTATAAAATACGCACTGTTCAATTTGCTTATAGTTATTATGAGTTAACAGATGCTAATGATGATTTGTTGGATTTGATAGGTGCTGGTGGGTTGTCAGGATTGTTTAGTACTTTGAAAAACGAACTTCAACGCCAGTTCGGACAATATAGTATTGATAATCTTGTTAGCAAAGCAACCACCTTGGGTCAAAGTTTATTGACGGGTACAGCAAAAGGTATAGTAACTAATGTTGCTGGTAGTATATCTGGAAAGATTAATGATGCTATAGGTGGTATCACAAGCGGAATATTAAACGCTGGAAATGGTATTGTTAGCAATATAACAGATAAAACTAATGCTGCCATAAACGGATCAAAAAATAAAAGCGGTGGGGTGTCTACTAATAGCGTAAATAAAGCTGTCGGGGCTTCTGTTGATATCGCTAAACGAGATAGTGCTGTTGGTAAATCTACAGCAAAATATCAAGAGCGTTATATCAATACCGACGATCACACAACCAACGTTCAAACTATAGAACAACAGATACAAAACAAACCAGCGGAAGTTTCTGTTAATACATCCGTTAATCAAAATGATTATGTCAGCGGTCTTTCAAACTTATCTGTAACCGAAAAACCTTTGGGTGATCCCAACGCTGATGTTGTGTTATCAAATACAAAACTAAAATATAAACTGGTAAAAACAAATCAGAACGACTATGTTAAAACAAACACAGACATTTCTTATATTGTTCGTTCAACCAATCAGAATGATGTTGTAAAATAAGCAACTTGACATTCTAAAAAACCCATTAAATATTAGTAATTAGGAGTTCGTATGACTGAAACTATTCAACAAAAAACTGGCAACCTAAACGATATATTGAAGATTATGAGCAAAGCAAATGAAACGTTTGCTTATGAAGTTTATATACCCTCACTAGAGAAGAAAGTATTGTTCAGAGAAATCAGTACGGCCCAACAAAAGCGTTTACTTAAAGCCATCATAGACTCTCCAGCGTACAACACGGAATTCATTTTTGCGTTGCGTGAAATCATTAAAGAAAATTGTGTAGATAGTACACTTGATGTTGGAGATTTTACTATACTTGATAAGATGATTATTGCCATGACCATGAGAGCAATGAGCATTAGTAATGATCTTGACTTAACATTTACGATTCCTAATACTGATAAAACCATTACACGTAGAATCGCTCTAAAAGATTTGGTGGATACTGCCATTGCGGAAATCAAGATATCACCCGCTGAGATAAAGGATGATAAAGATCGTTTTGTAATTTTCTGTGGGTTGCCTACCATCAATGATGAATTTAGAATGGAAGCAGAACTTCGTAAGAACGTTACCAGTATTGAAATTAAAAACGAAAAAGAACTTAGAGAAACAGTTGGTGAAGTGTTCACTAACGAGATTGTAAAATATATTAAGAAAATCAATATTAAAAATGCTGACGGTGAGATAGTCGAAATCGATCTTAAAGACCTAAAGTTTGTAGACCGTTTAGCGTTGCTATCACAGATACCTGCCAAAATCAACAACAATATTATCCAATACATCAACACCGTTACCAAAGAGTTTGAAAAGGTTATCTTGTTTAAAGAAGAAGTTGACGGTAAGATAATTGAACAAAGATTGAAGGTTGATGCAAGTTTTTTTACAGTCTCTTAAAGGGGTTGTTTGAAGAAAACTTACACAACATCTTTAAGGCCACTTATACTCTAGTATCTAAGCTAGGGTTCGACGCCGCATACATAGACTCAATACCACCCATTGAGCGCGACCTATATCTCATGTATGCCAAGGAAGAACAGGCTGAACAACAGAAGAATACTGGTCAACCTAAAGAGATGGTTCTTGGAACGCCTATTGATCCAATGAATAGTCCTTTTCAGAATC